CTCTGGACTATACACATTCACACCTACCAAGGCGCCATGCTTAAGCCTCTTGCGCATGAACTGAGCAGCGAACTTGCCAAAAAGCCTACGAACAAGAATCGTAAAATGAACTGGGCTGGCTGAGATAAGCCGAGTATCAACATTCGACACCTTCTCCTGTTTCAACACCTCGTCTTTCAAACAGTCCCGAAACACAGCTGAATTCCTACCAGCCATGTAATCTGCCACCAAAAGGTCATAGTCCTTCTTGACCTCAGCAGCTGCCTGAGTATCAAACACATAAGGGCCCTCAGCTCCAAAAGCTGGCCTCTTATTTGCATACTTACGGCATAAGGGGTAGACCATAGACTTGCCCCTCGCAATGCCCTTAACAAAATCATCACCTTCAATACCAGCGACGGCCTGCTCATACGTCAACAAGCCTAAATCCTCGTTGCCGATGTCCTCAAACACCTCGCTAATGACAGCATCTACACAAAGGCCAACATTAGATGGCAAAGCTATGCTGGCAAAATCTCGCTTTGATCTTTCAACTACACTAAGCATCGGATCAACAAGCACACCTTCAGCATTGACAGATGGGCGTAAACACGCTGGCCCACCCTTCGGTTCAACCAAATAACCGCTAAACGCTGTCTTGGCTATGCCTGTTGTGCCATTATTGTGCAATGCATCAACATTCTCAACCTCTTCCAGACCACAAAATAATTGATGCTCAGCATAATCTGGCATGTCCTCTGCATACAATGGGCAATAAAACCCAGTGTCCAAACCAGCAACATGGATCCCTCTCAAACGCTTGGTTTCGGAATGATTGCGCACGATCAAAACACTGCCGCAATCACCTTTGGCAGTGTAACCGGAATGCTGCACAAGAGCAACCCTCTCGGTCAGAATGTTGGAATACGTCCTACTATCCTGTACAGAACCTACCACAACTGCCATTGTCTGAGTGGGCTTCACCATATAGCCAGGCGCAGTGTTGCGCATGACACTCTTGGGCGCAAAATGGCTACGAATGTCACGCATGCCCACAAAATTACGAGGCAATTCCAAAATGCAAAAATCTCTAATGCCCCCTGCCATCATGGGCGCCTCTTTAACAACCTTCAAATTGTCAAGAACAACCACACCAGCAGAATCGCTCACTCGCAGCTCACAAATCTTGGACCTAACCTCACGCATAAAATGGTGAGGCACAACCAAATGCCGTGCTGTGAGAAAAAGGGCATAACCCACATGAATGGGTGTCTTACCGTGTTTGTACAAAGCACTGACTGGAGCCATATTCTTCCTGACCCTGTCCAAAACGGGATCACTACCAGCCATCTGTGGTTCTAGCTTCTTGCGGCCAAAACCCAAAGACCCAAACACATTCTTGACAATGCCATGCGCACATTGCACAAAGAAAACCACTGCCTTCACAATTTGACGCAAGGTACTATAGGCCAAGGCACAACCAGCTATGCCGACCAAAGGCAAGGCCGCTTTCAAAGCACCACGTGTTCTGTCAATACCAGAACGAATTCCCTGGACAACACCAGCAACACCCTTAATAGAGCGCACTGCCAAAAAAGATGCCGCCCCTATGCCGACTGCGGCGGCGCACTTCAGACCAAAAATCTGTGGCTC